CATGGGATATTACAACATTCTACGGAACAAGATATGAATGGTATCAAACTCTATTGGGTAAAATCCAAAAGGTTTCTAACGAAATCCAAAGATTAACTCTTAGAGGTGGTGCTAACTTCGTAGTTGTTTCACCGACTGTTGCTACTATCTTGGAATCAATTCCAGGATACACAGTATCTACAGATGGAAATAAAACTCAGTTTGCTGCTGGTGTTCAAGTTGCAGGAAGTCTACAAAATAGATTTACTGTATACAAAAACCCATATATGACTGAAAATACTGTATTAGTTGGTTTCAGAGGAAATAACTTCCTTGAAACTGGTGCGGTGTATTCTCCATATGTACCACTAATCATGACTCCATTAGTATATGATCCAAGTGACTTCACTCCAAGAAAAGGTGTGATGACACGATATGCTAAGAAAATGATTAGACCTGAGTTCTATGGTAAAATCCATTGTAAAGACTTAAACTTAGTATAAGTTAACTCTTTATAAACTTAGTTGAAAAGCCCCCTTTTATTTAGGGGGTTTTTCTTTTATAATGATATTTATATATGAATTATAGTATATAATTTACTAGCCTAAGTAGTCACTAAACAAGGTTAGTATAAAAAAAATTAAACAATCCTGAGAGTAGTGACTCAACATTAGGAGAAAAATAATGGCACAAAGAATAGGTAAATATAAAATTACCAAAAGAGAAAGTACACTTTCAATAATAGATGGTGGAACTGTCAATGATGCAGTTACTTTAGCTGGTACAACTGTAATAAGTGGTACAACTACACTGAGTAGTGCTGCAATCAGTCTTACTGGTTTAGGAGTAGCTTCAGCTAGTCTTGGAGCATCTAACAGATTGTTCTTAACATCATCTGCAGTTTTTGCTTCATCATCAGCTGTACCAGATGCTGGAAACTTTAACGTGGTATGTATAACACAATAGTTATTAAGTAAACGGAGGTTATATGAAGAAATTCGGTTCTATTCAGTTTTTTGAAGATATTGACTTAGACTTAAAATTTAACTTTAATGAATTATGTGAGTTTCATGGAGCTGATATAAAAGGAATTAAAGAAAAACTTTTAGATAAAAATAACCATATAAAAATGGATTTTCTTGAAGAGTTAGTTGAAGTTTATGTCAATCAAAAAATAAAACAAAAGTTTGGTAATGATTATTCTTTAGATGTTATGGATGATACAATGAATATCTCTTGGGATATAAATTTAAAATCGATAAAAAAACACCATAAAGAAGAATGGTGGGACAAAGAAGAATCAAGCAAACTTAATAAATTAAAATTACCAAAACTTAATAAAGTTTAATTTTAATGAATTATTAAAGGGTGGGATTAATTTCTCACCCTTTTTTGTTTTAATTGATATTTATATATGAACAATTATACCCATTTTGGAGAATGTAAATGTCAAAATTTTTATTTTTATATGAAGAACCAAGTTCTTACACGACAGGACAAACACCACACGGAATCTATGATTCAGATTCAGAATTTCAATCCGATAGTTTAACGGTTTGTAAATATGTTGCGAGTAAACTTGGACATCCAGTTATGCAATTAGAGTTCAATAGTGGTTCTATGTATGCCTGTTTTGAAGAAGCAGTATCGGAATACTCACAACAAATAAATCATTATAATACGAAGAATTGGATGTGGGAGCATTATGGAAATACTGATACCACTACTGGAATGAGTTCTACAGGTTCACATCAAGCTGAAACTCCTGTAGGTGGAATGTCTTTATTTACTTTAGCAGAACAATATGGACAAGCTGTAAATGTTGGTGGAAACACTACAATGTTCACAGGTTCAATAACTATTACATCATCTCAACAAGTTTATGATTTACCAAGTGAGGCTAGTTTAGAATCATCAGTAACAGATGCAAATCCAATGGTGGTTCAGCGAGTATTCAATCAAGCACCAGCTGCTATATCTAAATTCTACGACCCATTTGCTGGAACTTATGATAATATTGAATTATTAGATTCATTTGGTTTTGGTAGTGTATCACCAGCTGTTTCTTATATATTAAGACCAATATCATATGATTTAGCTAGAGCAAATGCAATTGAAACAAATGATTTAATTAGAAAATCAGCTTATTCATTTGAATTAATAAATAACAAAATGAGAATATTTCCAAAACCTACATCAAAAGATGATGGTGATTTAATTTATTTTCATTATTATAGACGAGCTGATATGACAGATGTTACTCAAACTAAAACGAGTGGTAAAGTATCCGACCCATCCAATATACCATATAAATTCATTACATATAATGAAATAAATTCAATGGGTAGAAATTGGATTCGTAAATACACATTAGCATTGTCAAAAGAATTATTAGGTATCATTAGAAGTAAATATGCTTCGTTACCATTACCAAATGGTGAAGTATCTATGGATGGTGAAGCTTTAAAATCAGAGGGTAGAGAAGAAAAGGCTAATTTATTAGAAGAATTAAGTGAGTTTTTTGAAGCCGTTAGTAAAAAAGAACAAGCCACTACTGAACAAGAAGTTGCAAATGCTCAACAAGAGGTATTGAATAAAGCTCCATTAAAAATATACATAGGATAATTAAATGTCACAAACAAAACCATTTTTTATACCACAAAAAGAATTTGATTTAATTAATCAAATGAATGAAGAATTGATTGACGAAATTATTGGACAATCGGTTGATATTTATAAAGTAAATGTTGAAAGAACAGAAGATAATGTTTATGGTGAATCTACGGCTAAATATTATGATATTGGATTCAGAGTTAATTGTTTGATTAATTATAATGAACCAGAAGTAATTCAAGATGAGTTTGGTGCGGATACTAATTCGAGTATTGAATTATTTTTCCAAAGAGAAAATCTATCAAGTGGTTCATTAAATTTCTATCCTGAAACTGGTGATATTGTGGATTGGAATGATTACTATTGGGAAATCAATGGAACAACAGAACCACAATTATTTGCAGGACATCCAAACTTTAAACACAACATTGTAGCTACTGCACATCGTTCAAGATTATCATCGTTACAAATAGAAGAAAGGCCTAAATAATGAGTTTAGATTTATTAAAACAGAGATTTAGTGGAAAACCAATAACTTCTCAATATGAAAATGAAATAAAAAATAAAGAAAAAATTATTGAAAAGTTGGAGGAGGAAACACAAAATTTATCAAATCAAGTTGTAAATTTAGAAAATGAAAAAAATACTATTTTACAAGAGTTGAATAAAGCAAGACATTTTGAAGATGGTGCTTTTTCAGTAAAAGAAAAAGATTATTCAAATAAACTTCAATCCAAAAATTTAATCATTAAAGAAATTGAACAAAAAACAAATTCATTATATGAACAACTTGATAAAAAAAATGAAAGACTTGTTTATAAAAATAAAATAATTAATGACTCTTTAAAAATAATTAAAGAAGTTAAAACTAAAATAAATTATCTTAATGGTAAATTAAAAATTTCTAAAAATTCTAAAAAAGAATTACAATTAGAAATTAAAAAAACTTATCAAGATTATATTTTTGAAATAAAAAATTATGAAAACAAGATTAAAGATAAAAATAATTTTATAAATGAACAGCAAGAGTTATTAAAAGAAAATAATAAAAATTTAAAAAATTTAACTAATACAATACAAGAATTAAAAATAAAAAATACTAATGATAAAAAAACAATTAGTGAGTTGGATGATAAATTAAAAGAAAATAAAAATTCTTTAATTGTAGAAAATAATAAATTTAAAAAAGAAATTGATAGTAAAAAGAATACAATATTAGAATTAAAAAGTGAAGTAGATATACTTTCAAATAAAGTAGTTGCCTTAACTGAGACAGCTCAAGATAAATCTATTTTAGAAAAAAAATTACAAGAAGCAGAACAATTTCAAAATGTGGTTAAAAATAGTAAAAATAATTTTAAACCAATTACTCAGAAAAAATCTAAAATATTAAATACAGATAATTTAATATTTAAACTTAAAGAAATTGGAAAACAAAAACAAGGATTAAAACCATTAAATTGGCAACAGTGGATGGAAATACCTGAAAATCAATATTTAAATGAATTAAATCATAGTATAGCTAAAAAAATATTTAATGAAAACAATTCTTTATTTTTAGAAGATGAAAGAAAAAATTATGATAAACATATTTATAGAGCATATAAACCGTCTGTACCAGCATTATTACCTTTAAGGACTTCTGAACAAAATTTGAGAGGTTATTATTCATCACAAGTATTATCTTTAAGAGGAGATAAATTTGGTGATGGAGAAGTTGTACCTCAATGGGATGATTTGAGTAAAAAAGAAAATCATTTAATACAATCTGGTGATGATGACTTGGCTGAGTTTAATTCCGCAGAAAATAGTCTGTTGTTTAAAAGAAGAGATGAAGCTACAACAAATGACAATTATTTATTCACCAATACAATTGAAGCTAGTGAATTTACAACTTTTTTTGTAGTAAATATGACAGCTGATAACGCTGTTCATATCCATAACTTTTTATTAGATACAGATGATAACGACCAAATAGCAGTTCAATATGCAGCTGACAATAGAGCATTTTTAAAAGTATTGGCTAATGATGGAACGAATAGTGTGAGTAGTCAAATCATTAAAGACACCGGTGTTATTAATGAAAGTGCTAAACTTTTATTAACTTGTAGAAAAAAACCACACAATAGTGACGATGGATTTGGACAAGTTGAATGGTTTTTAAACACAACATCATTAGGAACAAATAATAATTATGATGAAGATATAGTTCACAGCATCCAAAGATTAGGTGATGATAGTGCATTTACTGGATTTAAAGGACACATGTATGAAATGGCTATTTATGATAGTGCTTTAGCAGATAATAAAGTTTTAGAATTACAAAACTACTTTATTGATAGAACGAATATAAGTATATAGGGGTAAATAATGGGTGTTCAAAGAATAACAGGAAAAAAAATTACTAAGTATGATACATCTAATCCTAACTTTGTAGAAAAACCTAAACTTAAACAAAAAGAAAGTGGTAATTTACAAGAAGATGATGATGTATATGGAGAAAGAAAACATACTTACACACCTGAACCTAATGGTAATCTACAAGTAGAACAAATGATGGGTAAGTTGATGAATAAATTAGATAACTTTGATTCAAAAAGCCAAACAGGTATAAAAGCCATTGAAGTAGATATTAAAAAAGAAATTGCAATTGGAAAAGCTGATATGAGTAGTATTAAATCAGAAGAAGTAAAAGGTAAGGTAAACAATAAACTTGATAAACTTAAAAAACTGAGAAGACGAAATGGCCGTTAATAAGATAACAAATAAACAAACACTTAATAAAGAGCTAGTCAATAGAGCTAATGAAGTTTCTACTAAAGGGACAACCATTCGTGGTAATAGAGAAACCACTATTATACCTGGTAACAACTTTGCAGATAATTACTCCATTACTTTAAAAGATGTTGATACTTCAGTTTTGAATCATGTTAAGAATGTAATGAAACCAAGAGTTAGAGAAGCTAATGAGACTTTAAAAATACCTGTATTTTATGGTAACGAGGAAAGATGGAAAGCAGTTAGAAAAAGAGGAGTATTGAGAGATAAAAATAATTCATTAATTTTACCATTGATTATGTTACGAAGAACGGAGGTTTCAAGAAATGATTTATCAGGACAATCTTTTCCACACGATATTAGAAAACAACATGTTGATGTTGTGAGAACTTCAAGATGGAGTAAAGAAAATCAATACGATAGATTTTCAGTTCAACAAGGAGTTCAACCTGTATATGAAAATGTAGTTACTGGAATGCCAAACTATACTGATGTTACTTATGAATTTGTACTATGGACAAACTTTATTGAACAAATGAATCCACTAGTAGAATCTTTTGTAGACCAATCACATACATATTGGGGTGATGGAACTAATAATAAATTTTTATGTACAATAGATAGTGTATCAGATGCATCAGAAATGAATCAAGATGGTGAAAGATTTATCAAATCAACATTTAGTGTTACGACAAAAGCTTATTTATTACCAGAATACTTAAATTCTGTTATTACCAATAAAGTATCTAATATGAAAAAATTCACAACCACATCACGAGTTACCTTTTCACAAGAAGGTGATGCTACAGACAAACAGGTAGGAAAATAAATCACTCGTTTTAAATTTTTATATATATTTATATATAGTTATATAACAAATCACAATGGAGGTTATAAATGCCAAAAGAAGTAAAATTTAATGAAGAAGAACTTAAACAAGTTCAAGAAATTCAAAACAACTACATTTCTATTCAAAATCAATTCGGACAACTAAAGTTAGCTCAAATAAACTTAGATGATAAAGAAATTGAATTAGAAACAAATCTAAAAAATCTACAAAAAACAGAAAAAAAATTCTTAGATTCAACAACTGAAAAATATGGACAAGGAACTTTAAATCCTGAAACAGGTGTGTTTATACCAACTGAAACTGAATCAAAAAATAAATCTGAATAATAGAAAAAAAATCATTGTTTGAGAGTTTAATCATATATTTATATATGAATAATACTAATGCGCAAAATAGTATATTTACCTCAAAATAAGTTAACTTAGGAGAAATTCAATGGCCGAAAAAATTATAAGTCCTGGTGTATTTACAAATGAAATAGACCAGACGTTTTTACCTTCCGCTGTGGCTGATATTGGAGCTGCTATTGTTGGACCAACACTCAAAGGTCCTGCAGGAGTCCCAACCGTTGTTACATCATTTTCTGATTTCCAAGCGAAATTTGGAGATGTTGTGAAAAGTGGTTCGAACTCATTTCAATATCTTACATCACATGCAGCTGAAGAATATTTAAAAAATTCAGATACATTAACCGTTGTCAGAGTTATGGCGGGTACATTTGGACCAGCTGAAGCTACGATTGGAACAACTGGTAGTACAGCTGCAGCTGCGTTTGCAACTGCTTCAGTTCAAATTGTAGAAGATTTTGGAACAACACAAGATGATGAAACTCAAATTACAGTAGATGGTACTGAATTTAGATTCATAGCAACTGATCCAGTTGGTGGAATACCAGCAGATTCATCACCTATATTCTTCCATGCTACAGGTTCTACTTCATCTAGCTTTATAGATACTTTAGTTTCTGAAGTAAACGCTGCTAGTATTGGTGTTACAGCTGTGGCAGAAAGTGGTAACATACTTCAATTTACTGCTTCAAGTGCTGGAATAGGTGGTAATAGTATAACTGTTGAAACTGGTTCAAGTGGAACATTTAGTACAGTTGCCTCACTTAGTGGTGGTTCAAATACTGGTGGTTCAAGTGAAAATTCATTTACATTAAAAACTATTGCTGATGGAACAATAATGAACAATGTACAAACTGTTAGTAGTACAAATAATATATTAATAAGTGGTTCAGTTCACAATATCAGATATGAAGTTACAAATGTAAATACTAAAAAAGGAACATTTACACTTTTAATTAGAGCTGGTAATGACAATGTGAAAAGAAAACAAACACTTGAAACATTTACAGGTGTAAATCTTGACCCTAATTCACCACAATTTATTGGAAAAGTAGTTGGTGACCAAAGACAAACCGTTAGAACTGATGGAAGTACAAAATACTTAGAACTAACTGGTTCATTTCCAAATAAATCAAGATTTGTAACTGTTGAAGGTATTAAACAAACAATAGATTATCTTGATGAAAATGGTAATATTAGAGTAAATGCTGCTTCTGCATCTCTACCTAATCCAGGTAGTGGTTCATCTAATGGTGGATTCGATGGAGGTTTAGATGGAGTTAGTGGATTTAACGCTGTTGGTGGATTTAGTGGAACAGCAACACAACCTGTCAATTTCTATGAAAACATTGGTGCTCAAACACAAGGGTTTACACCATCTACAATAGCTGATGCTCTTGGTGGAGCTGCTTATGCAGAGGCTCTTGATTTACTTGCAAACCAAGATGAGTTTGATATTAATTTATTATTACTTCCTGGTTTGACACACGATAATCATAGTGCTATTACTAATAAAGCAATTGATGTTTGTGAAGATAGAGGTGATTGTTTTGCAATTATCGATCCAGTTGTTTACGGACAAAATCCAGGAGATGCAACTACAAAAGCTGAAGAAGTTGATTCAAACTTTGCAGCTATGTATTATCCCTGGATTAAAGTACCTGATTCACAAGTAGCTGGAACTCAAAGATGGGTGCCACCATCAGTGGTATTAGGTGGTATATTTGCATTCAACGATAGAGTTGCTCACCCCTGGTTCGCTCCTGCTGGATTGAATCGTGGTGGAATCACAACAGCTATTCAAGCTCAAAGAAAACTAACTCAAGGTGAGAGAGATTCATTATATGATTCAAATGTTAATCCAATTGCTACATTCCCTGGACAAGGGGTGACTGTTTTTGGACAAAAAACATTACAGAAAAAAGCAAGTGCTTTAGATAGAATCAATGTAAGACGACTATTAATCAGAGTTAAGAAGTTCATTGCTTCTTCTTCAAGATTCCTTGTATTTGAACAAAATACAGCGGCAACACGAAGAAGATTCTTAGGAATTGTTAATCCATTCTTAGAAAATGTACAATCACAAAGTGGTTTAAGTGCATTCAGAGTAGTGATGGATGAAACGAATAACACACCTGATTCAATTGATAGAAATCAATTAATCGGACAATTATTCTTACAACCTACAAGAACAGCAGAGTTTATTGTATTGGATTTCACAATACAACCAACTGGTGCTTCTTTTCCAGAATAATAGTTAGTTAAAATAACTGAAGAAAAGGGATTTATTTAAATATAAATCCCTTTTTTTTATAAATTTAGATATTTATATATGAAAGTAAAGGTTTAAGTATTTAACAGGAGAAATTTAATGGCCGAATTATTAGAACCACAAGATATTATGTTTACCCCCTTTGAGCC